GCTATGGCTATGTATATCGGTATTCCTATCCTTTTCTAGTAAAGCTGTAGATTGTTCAACAGATACAGTTGGACTATGCACTCCTACTATTGAAGAGATAATAGATGAAGTAATTACAGAAACAATAGAGTACGAAGCAGATGGCCATACTGTAACAACGACAACAGATACAACAACAACCACAACAACTGTAACAAATGAAGATTCAGGAAATATTCTTGATGGTGATAATGGCTATGTTAGTTCTACAAAAGAAGGTGATATGGATTCGGACTGGGGAGGCCAAGGGCCTGCTAACATGCCTTCAGGTAATAATTGTTATGGATTAGGTACAGATAAATGTGCACAAATAACAGGAAGCGGTAATAGTACGTCCAGCATGGGTGTTGATGGTATGGGTACAACCTTTATTAATACAGTTGATATATCTTCACTTGATATAGAAAATGGAGGACGAACTAATTACACAATTAAAGTTGATAAACAAGATGCGCAAGATCGTATCTATATGCACATTACAGGTCGTAATGGTAAAACAAACGTATTTAGTGGCACAGACATACTATCAGAATCTGGTGTAGCTAGTGGCTATCAAACATATGAAAGTGGTTTTGATTTTAGTGGTACAATTACAACACTTATAATTGAAGTAGGTGGGCGTGATATCAATATGGCAATCGGACCGCTCTTTGACGATATTACCATAAACGTACTTTACAACGTAATATCTACGATAGTGCAACAATCTATTACAAGTGTAGAAATGTGGGTTGCATATGGTGGTAGTACAGAAACAGAAATTATAGATATTGTAGACAATATTATTGATCATAATGATTTTGTTGAACAACCAACAGGTGAGATAGAAATAGAACCAATACAAGAACCAGATACAGACGTTTCTTATGAAATGGTAGAAATTGAAATGGAGATGGAAATGCCTGTAATGGAAATAGAGATACCAGAAATGGAATTAGAAATGCCAGAAATAGAAATGGCAAGTGTAGAAACAGAAATTGAGATGGAAATGGAGATGGAAATGCCAGAACCAGAGGTAGTGGAACCAGAAGTAGAAACACAACCTGAACCAGAAGTAAGTGAACCAGAACCTGAGCCAGAATCTGAAGTTTCTGAGCCAGAACAAGAGGAGGTACAAGATGAACCTACTAAAGAAGATACTACAGAGCCTAAAGCTGATGCGGAAGAAGAGTCTGGGCCGCAAGAGAGCGTATCAAAGGCTAAAGAAAATGAAGATAGCGAAGAAGATATGGAAGAACCAAAGGATAAGGATCAAGACGAGGTAAAAAAAGAAGAAGCTAAAAAAGAAGTTGCTGCTAAAAAAATATTAAAAAAGATGGGTGATAAGGGTAGATATGACTCAGCAAATCAGTTAAAAACATTAATTGTAATGCAAGTGTTAGGAAACTCTAAATCTTTTTTTGATAGTCAACAAAGCCTTAACGACATAGAAGGATTTTTTACCGATAACGTAATACCTGATGCTGAGTTAACAACTAACAACATAGCTCAATACTTTTTATTTGCAGGAAGTGATGGATTAATGGATGAGATGATAATGCAACAATGGCAACAAATTTCGGAATAGCTATGGCAGAAATGGAATTTGCGGGTTTAAAATTCAAGGGCGGAAAAATATTCGTGGTTCTTACAGCGCTTGGTACTTTACTTGGTGGTGCGTGGGGCGTGTTTGAGTTTTATAAAGACTACCTTAATATGAAAGATTCTATTTCATCGTATGTAGCACCTGATCTTTCAGAGTTTGATAAAAGTATTGCTTTAACTAAAGAAGAAATGAAAAGCAAAACAGAGCTTATACAAACAGAAGTTGAAATGATCATGCAAGAAATGGAAATGATGATGTCAGAAATCCGCTTAGTAAGTGATGTGGCAAACGAACTCAAAAATGACCTTCGGCAAGATGTAAGAAGAGTAGAAAAAATTGTTAATGATGTAGAACAACAAGTTAAAGAAGATGCTAGAGATAACTCTAAAGATTTAAAAATTACTGTAGATACAATTGAAGAAGATATGTCAAAATTACAATCTGACTTAGAAGAAAAAATGAAAGAATTACAAGAGAGTATTGATAAACAAATTAAACTTACTCTTGCTAATCCTTTATCACAAATGAAATAATGCCCCCTAAACTTCCTAACAACGAATATTTTACACCAATTAAAAAAAGAACGAGCATAGGTCACTCAAGCAAATCAAGACCTAAGAATAAAAGAAAGAGATTGACATGGAAAAAATACAACCGTCAAGGCAAGATATAATAGAAGACGTTAGACTTTGGTCTAAAAACTTTTTAGAGGTATCTAATGTTCATCTAGGTGGCGTTCCTGCTTGTCCTTTTGCTAAAAAAGCATGGGCTGATGACAAGGTTTGGATTTCTGTCAAAACTAAACACAGTACCTACAAGAAAGAATTAAATGATTGTATTAAAAATTTAGATTTTACTAAAAAAGAAATATTGATATTTTGTGATCCTTATTACAGCTATTCTCCTGACGAACTTCATCTAGCCACGGAAGACTACAATGAATGGTATAATAGAAAAGACATCTATTTTATGAGTTTTCACCCATCTAATCCAGCTACTGAATCTGAGCAACAGTTTCTTGTTTCTCCCACTGAAAACAAAGAAATACATGAGTCTTATCCCGAACATAAATATTCTATGATGCTGGTACAAAAGTTCTCGCAATTGCAGCAAGCTTCTGATAAATTGCACAAACAAGGTTACTATAAGTTGTGGCCTGACGAGTACTATCAAGACGTTGTGGTATCTCGTGCTAATAAGTATAAAAAGATCAATGGAGGTCTATCATGATGGGCAAGAAAAAAGTAGCTAAAAAAAGAGGCGGTGGCAGTATGGTTAAGAAAAAAGCTGGCGGCGCTATTAATCAACATAAAAGAATGGCAATGGGTTTAAAAGACGGTGGTCCAGTTGGCAAAAAACAACAAGGTTATAAAGATAGAAAAGATGAATCTATTGCTATGAGAGTTAAAAAGAAAAGAACTAAAAAACAATTACGTGATAGTGCAAATGAATCTTACGGTAAGTTTGGTAAAGGCACTGGCAAAGGAGTTATTAATAAACGTGGTGGCGGAATAGCTAAACGTGGCATGGGTATTGCTAAATAGTTAAATGCCAACTTATGCAAGCACAGCTAATTTTGATTTCTCTATTGATGAAATAGTTGAAGAAGCTTTTGAACGATGCGGTTTACAAGATCGTACTGGATACCAACTTAAAACCGCTCGTCGTTCATTAAATCTTCTTTTAGCTGAATGGTCTAATAGAGGACTTAATCTTTGGACAATACAAAAACAAACAGCAGCATTAGCTGCAAACACTATTGAGTTAAGTGGTACAGCTTTGTATGGTGCAGCAGCAAGTGATGCTTCTCAAATTGTAGAAATAACAGATCTAGTAATTCGTGATGCAAGTAATAATGAATATTCTTGTTCACCTATTAGTAGATCTACGTATTTAAATTATACTGTTAAGACTTCTGGTGGTAGACCAACTCAATATTATTTTGAAAAAACAATTAATCCTAAATTATATTTATATCCTGCAGCCGATGCGGCTTATACCGTAGTTTATTATGCTATGCTTAGAATGAAAGATTCTGGTGATTACACTAATAATAATGAAATACCTTTTTCTTTTTTACCGTGCTTAACAGCAGGGTTAGCTTATTATATATCTATGAAATATGCACCTGATAGAATTGGTATTTTAAAACAAGTATACGAGGAAGAGTTTCAAAGAGCTGCGGACACAAATAGAGAAAATGTAAGCTCTCATTTTGTTCCTAAAGCAGGTTTAATTGGAGGAACATATTAATGGCTCGTTATTCATCAGGAAGATTTGCTTTACGAATATCTGATAGAGATGGTCAAGCTTATCCTTATAATGAAATGGTACAAGAATGGACAGGTGCGTGGGTACATACTTCAGAATATGAACCTAAATCTCCTTTATTAAATCCAACTAATCATCCAACCGATGCACAATCTTTACAACACGCTAAACCACAAGTTGTAAGTGTTACTGTTCCTTTAAGTGGTATTAGTGATGTTAATCCTGTGACAGGAGTTAATGGTAATACTACAGGTATATCTTTAGGTATATCGCAAAATAGTTTTGATACCGAAATGCAAACTATACAACAGTTTAATCCTATTCCAGCGCCAGGAGCTATGGAAACAGTTCAAGTAAGAACAATGAGACCTTTATCTGATACAACTCAAGCTAACCAAGACACAAGAGTTATTAGCAGACTAGGTACCGTAACAGTGAGTGTATCATGACAACATATTCTGAATTAGTAGATCAAATAAGAAGTTATACAGAAACATCTAGTGATGTTTTAACGACTACAGTAGTAAATGATTTTATCAGTCAAGCAGAACTGCGTATATTTAGAGAAGTTGATTTAGATATATTCAGAGCTTACGAATTCGCTACTTTAACAGCATCAAATCCTTTTGTTGCACTTCCTGGAGCTACGCCAACAACTATGGCTTTTGTTCGTTATGCATCTATTTACCAAACTACAGGAGCTAGTGCTAATGAAAGAATAAGACTACTACAAAAAGACGTGTCTTATATGAATGAATATTGGCCTAATAGAACATCTACAGGTCAACCTAGATATTATGCAATGTGGGATCAAAACACAATTTACCTTGCGCCAACTCCTAATCTTGCTTATAACATAGAATTAGCTTTGAATCGTAATGAAACAGGGCTTTCCGCAACTAACACGACAAGTTGGGTTAGTACAAATGCGCCGCAAGTATTACTATATGCTTGTCTCATTGAGGCTTTTAAATTCCTCAAAGGACCTTATGATTTACTTGCACAGTACGAAAAAAGTTATAATGAATCCGTACAAAGACTTGCAATTGAACAACAAGGAAGACGAAGAAGAGATGAATATCAAGATGGTGTTATTCGTTTACCTTTGCCTTCACAAAACCCATAGGAGATAAAAATGGCAATATCACAGGCAGTTTGTAATTCCTTTAAAAAAGAATTATTGGAAAGCAAACATGATTTCGCAAACGGTGGTGATACTTTTAAAATTGCTTTGTTTACATCAAGTGCAAGTTTAGGAGCAACTACTACAGCGTATTCAACTTCAAACGAAATTACAAATACATCTGGCTCTGCTTATTCAGCAGGAGGAGAAGCTTTAACTGGTCAATCCGTTACAGGTGGTTCAGGAGCATCAACAGCATTTGTTGATTTTAGTAACAATCCACAATGGACATCCGCTAGCTTTACAGCAAATGGTGCTATGATCTATAACACCACAACTGATGGTGGAAGTGGAACGACTAATGCAGTTTGTATTTTAGCTTTTGGAGCTGACTTTACAGCATCAAACGGAACGTTTACAATTACATTTCCCGCTGCAGATACATCAAACGCTATATTAAGATTATCATAGGAGATCTAAATGGCTTTTGTCCTAAATGATCGAGTAAAAGAAACCTCGACTACTACTGGCACGGGTTCGATAGCTCTGTCAGGAGCACTTACGGGTTTCGAAACTTTTGCTGCAGGTATTGGTAATTCTAATACAACGTATTATGCAATAGCTCATCAAACAGCTAATGAATTTGAAGTAGGGTTTGGTACCTTAGATGGATCAAGTGCTAACATTGCTAGAACTTCTATTATCTCCAGTTCTAATAGTGATGCAGCAGTTAATTTTTCTGCAGGCACGAAAGATGTTTTTTGTACACTACCTTCTTCTAAAATAAGTTTACCATCACCAAAAGAATATGGGTCATCTTCTAATCCTATAATAGTAACTGTAAAAGTTGGAACGAAAACAGCAGCTCATCCTTATTCAGGACAAGGATCATCCAGTGCATATTTTTTAAATGGTTTAGAATCACCAGCTATACAACTTGCTGGTAATGACTCTTCATACAAATATTATTATAGATTTGATCAATCTGACTCTACTAACGGAAGTCACCCTTTACGATTTTATTTAGAAGCAGATAAATCAACTGCTTATACAACAGGTGTAACAACAAACGGCACCGCAGGTAGTGCTGGTGCATATACGCAAATAGCTGTAGATTCAGAAACACCAAATACATTGTATTATCAATGTTCATCTCACTCTTTAATGGGTAATTATTCAAGTGCTATTACAAACAAAGTAAATTCTAATTTAAGTACTATGGGTGAGTTATCCGTAGGCACTTTATTTAAAATGCCAACTAATACTGCTAACAAAATGTTGATAGCAGATGGCACAAGTTTTCAAGAAGTAGATATGTCAGGTGATGCAACAATAGCATCTGGCGGTGCTTTGACTCTCGCTAACTCAGGAGTTTCTGCAGCTAGTTACACAGCAACAAATTTAACAGTAGATGCTAAGGGACGAATTACATCAGCTTCTAGTGGAGCCGCAGGGGTTTCCGCTGGCTTTGTAATTGCAATGTCCGTGGCGCTCTGATACAAGGATATATATGGCTCAAGATTTTGAAAATGTTAAAGCAAGAAACATAGGAACAAGTGCTTCAACACTGATTACCAGTAACTCTGATGATGCAATTATCGGTGTGCGTGTAGCCAATGTTGTAACACAAACTATTGCTGTTGATGTGTATATTAGCAGTGGTGGTGCAGACTATTATCTCGCTAAAAACGTCAGCATACCTCAAG